GAAGATGTGCAGCAGGTGTAGGTGTTATCAATACAGCACCAGAGATTGATGGTGTTGTAAGACGAGTACCACTTCTTATGAAGATAGGTGGGAATGTTTATCCGAATATGGCAATCGAAACAATACGAGTTGCAGTAGGTGATCCTAGTTATCAAGTTAAGGCAGATAACTTTGGCGTAACTGCTATGAGAGTACCAGCATATGATACAATCAACACAGACGCAAACGCAAGAATATGGTTAAGATGGAACAAAGAGTTTAACACAATATCAGCTGCAAGTCAAGACTTTTCTGAGGCGGCAGGAACTACTGTAATTATTGCCTTGACAGCAGAGGGATTATCTGGTATAGTAGCAACACCACAAGGCGAGAAGTATGATTATGTAATAAGTGCTAATTCACTTCAAACAATACTAGATGGTGAAACGATTACGAGATACGATTCATTGATAGAATTATTGCTTGCATTTGCTGTAGGATGTGTTATAATATTATTAACGAGATATGCACCATACTGGTTAATTGGTCTGACACTCATAGGTGCAACAGTAGGCATAGGTAACTATTTCACTATTGCATTTGAAACACTAGTATTAATAGATGTTACATGGATCTTATTAATATTATGGGTTACTGGATTTCATGCTACATTCTTACGTTTCATATTAGAGTTTAGAGCAAAACAACAAATACGAAAACAGTTTGAGAAATATCTAGACCCACGACAAGTGGCAATACTTGTAAAAGATCCTAGTAAATTAAAACTAGGTGGTGAAAGAAAAGAAATGAGTTTCTTATTCATGGACATTGTAGGTTTCACACCTATAAGTGAATACTATAAAAACAAAGATGATCCTGAAGGTCTTGTAGAAGTTATCAATGATTATCTAAACAGAATGAGTATAATAGTAATGAAGAACGGTGGTACAATTGACAAGTACATGGGTGATTGCATTATGGCGTTCTGGAATGCACCACTTGATTGTGAGAACCATGCAGAAATGGCAGTCAAAACTGCTATCGAATGTGCCGAAGAAACAGATAAGATCAAAGCAGAATTTAAAGAAAGAGGATTGCCTGATATCAACATAGGATCAGGTGTCAACACAGGCACTTGTATCGTAGGTAATATGGGTAGTGAGATGAGATTAGATTATTCTGTTATAGGTGACGCTGTAAATCTAGCTGCAAGACTAGAGGCAACAACAAGAAACTACAAAGACGAGAACGGTAAGGTAACACCTCTATTATACCCTTCATTTACATACGAAAAACTTAAAAATATCAAGTCAGTAGAAGTAGATAAAATCAAAGTAAAAGGTAAAGAAGAACTAATTACGATCTACAAACCAATATAAATAGTAGCATGGCAAAGACAGTATTCGATAAGATACTTGATAGTACAACTGGACCCAAGTCTTACAACTGGTACAAAAAAGAAGTTGGTAAGATTACAACGCCAGGTGCTCGTGCCTTGATCAATCAAGGTAAAGCAACTATCAGACCGAAGTTTGGTGTAATGAATTTATTTGGTTATGATCCTAAGAATAAAGCGACATTACCTCTATATGATAGATTTCCTCTTATCATGCCTCTTGATGCTGCAAAGGGTGGGTTCTATGGATTGAACTTTCACTATTTGCAACCAGGTGCCAGAGTTGCTTTTTTAAGACAACTACAACGATATGCTAGTGATGATAATTTTGATAAAAAAACTAGGTTCAATTTATCAGGTGGCATACCAAAGAATAGTTATCTTAAAAGAACAATAAAACACTATCTGTTTGACCATGTTCGAACATCATTTTTGAACATAACAGCAGATGAAATGGCAATCGGTATCTTTTTACCTGTTGCAAGATTTCAGAAAGGGCAACCTTACTAATGGCAATTTTTAGACAAGGTAAAAGAGTAGGACCATTTGATATTCGAGCAGGTATATCAAGAGGTGATCTAGCAGATTCTGCTTATCATAAGACAGATAGCGATCCTAGATTAAGACAACCTGGCACTTATAAAGAAACTACGATAGGCCGTTTCCGTGCATTGATGGGAAGAGCAGAAGGATATGCTAGACCAGCAAGATTTGCTGTTCGTATAAATCTACCTACAAATCTAGAAGCATTAGCAACTGAAAGACCAGAAGCATCATATGGTGTACCACAAACAACGATAGCATCGCAAAATGAAAAAGCGGTTACCATGAATCAATTAGTTTCACAAATGGGATCACAGGTTAATATGCATTGTGATAGTATATCAATGCCCGCTCATGATTTACAATCCGAAGAACATTTACAATATGGCATACCTTCTCAAATAGTTACAGGTCATGGTTTTACAGGAACAATAGGTGCTTCTTTTTATGCAGACAAATATTTAAGAGAAAGACATTTCTTTGAAGCATGGCAAAAGATAGCAGTAGGCATGAAAGATCATAGAGTGGGATATCTCAAAGATTATGCAGGTACAATAGAGATTTATCAATTAGGATCAAATGATCAAGATGGCGATACTACTGATATACCAACTTATGCTATCAAAGCAATAGAATGTTATCCTGAAACTGTGAGTGCTGTTGAGTATAGTTATGGTGCTGCAAGTCAAATAGTTAAAATAAATGTAGGATTTCAATATAGACAATGGTATAACATGGCAACTGACTCTATTGGTTCAGTTGACTTCGGTGCAAGTTCTCAAACTGTACATGATGTTAAGAGAGGATCACCAGGGTTGTTTGGTTTCCTACCACCTGATCTAAGAAGAACAGGTCGTGAGATAGTCAACAACGCAAAGAATCAAATACCGATAGGAAGGATTTTTAAAGGGAAGATATTCCCACCTTTCACAACATAATTTTATATAATAAAGGAGATTAAATTATGGCACTACCAAAACTGACCACTCCGACATATGAGTTGGAAGTACCTAGTTCAGACGAGAAGATATCTTATCGTCCGTTTCTAGTCAAAGAAGAAAAGATTTTATTGATGGCAATGGAATCTGAAAAGAATGAGGACATTGTGAGAGCTGTTGAGCAAATAGTTTCAGAATGTACTTTTAATAAAGTAAACATAAGCACTATGCCTATGTTTGATGTTGAATATATATTTTTGAATATTCGTGCTAAATCAATTGGTGAAATATCAAAACTTAAATTATTATGTCCTGATGATAAAAAAACTTATGCTAATGTAGAAATTAATTTAGAGAAAGTTCAAGTTCAAGTAGGTGATAATCACACGAATAAAATTGAATTAACAGATGAAATGGGTATGATTATGACATATCCCACTATTAATTCTTTTACTGATACTGGCATACAACAAATAAATGCTAATAATATGATAGATATTGTTAGTAGTTGCATTTTACAAATATATGAAAAAAAAGGCGAAAAAGTTTATGACTCAAAAGACCAAACAAAAAAAGAGTTGACTGAATTTGTTGAATCAATGAATACAAGTCAGTTCAAACAAGTACAAGCGTTTTTTGATACTATGCCTAAGTTGAAACATGAGGTTAAAATAAAGAATCCTAAGACTAAAAAAGAAAGTAAAATTACTTTAACAGGACTAAATGATTTTTTCGGATAACCCTTTCACACAGTAGTTTAACAAACTATTTTGAAACAAATTTTGCTCTCATGCAACATCATAATTATGCTTTGAGTGACCTTGAAAATTTGATGCCGTGGGAGAGGGATATATATGTTGATATGTTAGTAACTTATATTAAAGAAGAAAATGAAAAACGAAAACAAGAAGAAGCAAATAGACAATACGGAGGGAAATAATGTCTGAACAAACGAAAAAAGTAAATCTAGAGTTAGAGATAGATACGAGTCTAGTTGATTCTAGTAAGAATAGGTATCAAGGTTTAATAGACCTTGCTCACGCTGTAGATCAATGGCGTATATTTCCTAGATTATTTTTATCTGTTTACATATACCTACTATACAAAGTAACTATATGGTTTATGAATTTACCACAACCGTCATTCGAACAATCTGGTTTAGTATCAATTGTAGTTGGTGCTGGAGCAGCATGGTT